GGACTGTTTGATTCTCCTATACTGTATATATAGCTGTACAATAAAAATCCCCGAAAGCCGCATGAGTACTGGCTTTACAGGGATTTAACTTTTAATTTGTGCTGATTACTTTTTTAGTTTTATCATATCTTATCATACTACAAATTTACATATGCAAAAATAAAAATCCCCGAAAGCCGCATGAGTACTATACTTTCAAGGATTTAAAAGTTAATTTGCTAACCGTAACATTACTTATTTCTATATCGCTTCATACGTTCACGACTGCTAATTCTATTTAGTTCCACATCTCTTTTGTGTTGACATTCTGCACATCGGACTGTTTGATTATCCTTCTACCATACTAGGAATTTACATATGCAAAAATATAAGTGCTGTAACAGTGCATGGCTCTAGGAGTTTTCGTAAGTATTATTATACTTTGATAACTTCACATTTCAGTTTTTTACTCTCTATACCATACTACTACCCTAAGTTAGCAAATTTTATAAATGCTGAAACAGTGCATGAATACTATACTTTCAGGGATTTAAAAGTTAATTTGTGCTGACCACATATCACTTATTTCTTAATTTTTGCATAATTAAGAGTGTACTTTATCTTCCACCTTGCTTTCCACTACTGTTAATCGTTGGTTCATACCGTCAAGAGTTGTACTCATCTTTTCCATGTTATTACTCATTGTGGTTAATATTGTGTTTTGCTTATCAAAGTAATCCATCAACCTGTTTTCACGGCTGGTTGAATCATTATTTAACTTATTTGCAAACTTCCAAACAAAGTATCCTAATGCCAAACAACAAACAATAGGAAATCCTAAGTTTGTAATTATCTGCGTTATATCTTGTGGGTTCATATTTACATCACTCTCCTATACATATTACAAATTTACATATACCCCTGAGCAACATAGAGATAGTGCAGTGTTACAGGGAGTTTGCTACGTATTCCGATTCAATTTGTGCTGACTTCATTTTTTAGTTTTATCACTCTACCATACTACTCATATAGTTAAGGATTTTTAGAAACTCTGAAACTCCGCATGAGTACTTAACTTCCAGAGGGTTACAATATCAATTTGTGCGTGTCTTAATTTTTAATATCCTCTGAGAATAACCTTGCAATTCAAAACAAATTCAGTCAAGGTATTGCCACTGTCTACAAGATGTAGTTTAAACGTTGCACCAACTAAAGCGTCATTATATGCTATCTGTACTGTACATCTCAGAGGATAATCGGTAATTGGTGCTATTAAGGTAATATCACTCGCTGTGATTCCTGTGAGGTCTGATATAGTCCATACTGGAGTTAATCCAGTCAATACATTACCGCCGCTATCTTGGAATAAAGCAGTAAATGACATCGGCGTTCCACCTTCTTTAAGAGAACAAACATCAGTTGCCAACCAATGGTTACCGTTATTGTGTGTCATAATACAAGTCCCTGCTGAAACTGGCTGTGTTACTGAAACGGTAACTGTGGCAGTTTTATTTTGTTCAACCCATGTAGCAGTAAATATAACATTTCCTGCTTTCAAGAATGTTACTTTTCCTGTGCTGTCAATCGTTGCAATAGATGTATCAGAGGAAGCCCATGTAATTGTGGCCGTACTGTCTGTTGTACCATTCTTTTGTGCTGTGGCTGTCAATGTAGGTGTGTCTGCTGTAGTATAGGAATCATTGGCAGTAATTGATAATGAATAAGTATCTGGTTCAGTAATTGCTATCGTTTTTGTGCCGCTTACATTTTGACTTGTCCATGTGGCAGTTATTATCACATTGCCATCTGCAAGGAAATTGACAAGTCCAGTATTATCTACTGTTGCCAAAGATGTATTGGAGGAAGTCCACACAAATGGAATATTATTGACTACAGTATCATCCTGCTTTGCCACAGCGGTCAACTGTGCTGACTCTCCCCTGTGATATGAATCATTCGCTGTAACAGTAACCGTATATGTATGTGCTGTGGTTGCATAAACTTCACAATACAAATGAATTACATTATCCTTTGAAATTATGTTGTCTATCTTCCAGTGTCGTCCACAAGTATCAAATTCATTGTTTATTTGTAAGGAATCTATAATAGAATTTGGTTCTGCTATAATGTGGATATTGCCATTAACAAGAGAAATTACATTGTTTGACTGTGCTAAACCGTCTGCAATATCATAAGCATATACTGGAATATTGATTTCATTTGAATTGATTATCGCATGAATTACTGCATTGGTTTCAATCAGATTAGATTGAAAATATATATCACTTTCAGGTGTTTCCTGATTCAATACAAGAAAATGTTTATTGCCATAAGTCAACATTTGCCCCGCATGAATACCACAATCGGCAGAGTAAAATATTGTCAAGCGGTTTTTTAATTGGTTCGTATCCTTATTACGCCTGAATATGACGTTATAGGGCGTATTATCAGAATAAGCAGTAATTACCTTACCTTCACGCTTTAGAGCGTCAGTAAAGGCATAATAAGCCGTATTATACATTCTATCACCTCTCAATCATGAAACAGGAAATGTATGTTCGATTCTTCCTCGGTTGTATCATCTGGAATACTGATAATCTTTGCCTGAATATCATTAAGACGTTCCTGCAAGTATTTGTATGCTTCACTTGTGGTACTGAATTCTGTTGTTACAGAGCGAAACAGGTCTATATTGTTGGCAAGGGAATCCAATATGTCATATACTGTCTGGTATAATTGTTTCTTCATTGTATTACAGTCGTAATTTGCGGCTGAATCAAGTCCATTCTCATCCAGATACATGGCATAAGTATCATCTGAATAATAATCCTTGTTATTCATTTCTGTTTTCAGACGGTTCAATACCGTAATTGTGTTTGCCATTCTATCAGTCCTTTCTACAGTAGTGTTTTTTATAAGTAATTTATTTATAAATTAATGCTGTTTTCAGTTTTTATAGGCAGGTAGAGTAATTATACCCTAAGAAGTTTGAGCGAGAATCATTTGTATTTTACAATAAAATTAATATAAGTTGGGGGCGTCACATTCGTTACCCCCTTCCCATTATGGGAATCTGATAGAGGGGGAGAAAATTTTACACCTCCCTATGAATTATATAGGGTGTACCATTTGGTACAGGGGTAGGTACAAAATTTTGCACCAACCTTTATGTTGATTTCAACCCGCTCAAAATTGAGAACGTACCTTCTCAAAAAAGAGAACGTACCTTTGCACTATTTTATAATAACAGCCGACGAATTTCGTCGCCTGAGAAGTCCAAAAAGCGTACATTAAATTAAAAAAAAGAGGGTGGGTCAAATTTGACCCCCCCCTAAAAATGAACATAAAAATACCCTGCTTGAAATTTTAAGCAGGGATTATAGGACTCAAATTTTATTAGCAGAAAAAAAGTGTGGTTACTATGCCCCTCTCTATAGATAAGGGGAGTGTAATACATCTACCCTTGCCATATATCAATGTATATTAATGTATATTATATGTATAAACTATCCATCAATTTCTTTTACTGAATCTATAGCCATTATATAAAACTTTTATTTCATGGTGTAATATTGCACAAATTATTAAGAGAATGACTGTACTTTACACTTTATCCGCTGTGCCAAACACTATATATTGTATATGGCATTATTATTAGTTATTATCACAAATATATAGATACCATCCTTTCAACTTATTGTGTAATATAGACAGCCAAATTATACAAAATGATTCAGTTTTGTATAATTGCTTGTTGCTAACGGCCTGAATGTCTAATGGCAGTCCGAGGTTTCAATGGAACTTGGAAAAATAGATGAGTATAAATAGCATTATATTTATTCATTATTATTGTATATTATAAATTCATTTCTACTGGATTGTCGGGTATGAATATACTGCTACATTGATAATAATCGGCAGCAACTATTGAAAATCATGAACAGCGAAAATTTTCTACTTGAAAAATCAATAATCATTCTCAATTTAGTTTACATAACACCATACACATATCTAACTGTAAAGTATTAACCTTTACAGTATCACATAAAAAAAGAATACTACCTGCATAATCTTACTCACATATCATACAGATAATATTCTATTCAGTCAATATCCCAAGATATTTTAGTTAATGTTTCACGGAATGTTTCACGGAATGTTTCACGGAATGTTTCACGCTTTTATTCCACGTGTATCTTCAAACAGATCGGTTACAGGAACTTGTAACGCTCTTGCAATAGCACAAAGAGCGTCAATTTTAGGATAAGTCATATTATTCTCAATATTGTTAATATAAGTTCTACTAAATCCAGTATATGCTGCTAATTTCCTTAATGAAATATGTTTATCATATCTTATCTGTCCCAATAATATTTTTACCATAAATACAATCCCCTTTTGTATATCGTCTGTAAGCCCTACAAGGCGATGTTATGTTAGGCACTAACTTATACCACTTTGACATGAATCACGCTCTAACAAGTCCACAGACGATTATACACGTCTTTTATTCTTTGTGAATCTATTTGATGTTGGCTTGATACGTTCAACAATGGAATGCTCATCAATATCACTTGCCAAATCCTCACCAAACAAATGTACATAATGACGTGTCATTGTAAGGTCTTTATGTCCCAGTAGAGATTGTAACTTAAAAGTATTACCACCTGTTACAATATAGTTTCTTGCAAAGGTATGTCGGAAAGCATGAATAGAAGTCACTTTAACACCATGCTTGCGATTATAAACTGCTATTGCGTGTTTAGCAGCATTTTCTGTCATTTGATTGCCTTTAAAATCAGGAAATAAATACTGCTCTGCTTTTAGTCCCCATGTTTTAATATAAGGCGGTAGAATGCTGAGAAGTGTTTTAGTCAATGGAGTTATCAATAATTCTCTGTTTTTAGTTTCCCTTATGATTACCTTATATCCAGTAAAATCAATATCTGATATTTTGATATTAATTACGCTTCTCAAGCGGTTTCCAGTTTCAATAAACCAATTTACCATTATCCAACCACGATATTCAACAAAACTACACTCTTTTAGATTGGGCTTTGCAATCAACTTTTGTATATCATCATCTGAATAGAGTTTTAAAGGTTCTTCCTTTTGCTTTAGCAGATGAATTTTGAATGGTTTAAGGTAGTCATTATCCATACACCAATAAAGGAATGCTCTTACTGCTCTTAGGTGTGTGTTAATACTCGTTGTGTTTTTATATTTTTCCTTTTGAGATAAAATATAGTTATCCAAAACACTTGAATTTACATCATTGATTGAAACAATGCTCTCACTGGACAAATAATCAATAAATGACTTTAAATTCCAATAATAGTAATCAATCGTTTTTTCCGATAAATTCTTCACCTTATTATGCGTTTGAAACTGTTGGAATAATGATGTCATACTGGTAATACTCTGTTGACGTTCCATTTGATACACTCCTTTAGAATCAGGTGTACAAAATGATAATGCCAAAATAGTACATGATTAAGTGCCATTGTATAAAAAAATAACCCTCACTAAATAGCATTAAATAGCCATCAAGTTTGGATTATATTGCTTTGGTGCGCCCACGGGGATTCGAACCCAGGACCTTCTGATTCGTAGTCAGACAAAAAATGTAATCCTAAAAAACGGCTTACCTATGCGGTTTTTTAAACATATGCTTTATTTAAATAGCATTTCATACACTTGATTTATTATGTTTTTAAGTGTATCACAATTTAATAATCAAGTCAACAAAATTATGCCTTATTCTTATTACCCTGAATCAGGGTAGTGGTTTTGTCCTTGTCATTATCCTGCTTATCACTTTGCGTAGCAGATTCCCTTTTTGGGATTGTGGTATCCTGCTTAATACCATTGTTTTTGTCCTTGTCATTACTATCCTGTAATCGTTGCATCTCCAATGCTGTATTAGTCGTGTATGGGCTAAGGTCTATAATTGTCTGTTTGCTAATAGCACCCATATCATACTGTGTCTTTAATTCATTCATCATGGACTGTGTATCGACTGGACGATTATAGTTAAATGTAACATCGACTTCATCGAAATCATCGTCAGAAAATGTTTTATTTTGCAAAGCAAGTAATTTTCTAAAGTATTCAAAGCGCAGGTAGAATCCATCCTTCAATACTTTTGTCATTTGCTTTGCTCTATTGTCACTCTGACTGAAAAGCAGTTTCAATGAAATTTCAGATACATTTGCAATATTGCTTTGTCCAACTACCGCACTTGGCACACAGGCAATTGTGTAAAGTTGCTGAATAAGATTGTCCAATTCCAACTTGATACTATTGTAGTCCAGTGTAGCATTAGCATACTGGAAATTGCCACCTGCTTCAAACACAAGCATTTCACCGCACATATCCTTGCTCACACTTGTATCTGTAGTACGTCCAGCACAAACGCCGATAGGATTCATAGACAATGTAGTAATAGCATCGTCCAATTTTGACAAGAGATTTTCAATTTTATCCATAATCGGAATTAAATCATTCATCGGAGCATCACCAAAGAAATTATATGCTGTCTTATCAAGTGACGCATAATGAATTGGCAGACCTGTAAGGTTTGGCTTTTCAGATTGTATTACATTGTCTTTCCAAATTTGCACTTTATTAGGATAATATACATAATAATGTGCTGTGCCTGTATCGGCATCTTTCCAATATTCCACAAAGGCAATATAGTTTTCTGCATCGTCATAAACTGGATAAGCGGTTTCATTCGCAATAATATGAGGTTTTACCACACCATTATTATCCATATAATCATACTCAAAGGCATTGCCATATTTTGCTAAATCCTGTGCTATCTGATAATCTGCTGTATTATAACGCCCTTTTTTGTAAATCCTATTGAATTCCTTTACAATGCCCTGCTCTCCTGTAATTGAAACGGGATTTCCCAACACGTAGGAAGCATGGAAATTCTCAATGATTTTCAGTGTTTGCAGTACAATTTTAGCAGTTGTATATGCTTCACCCTTAAATTTGAAATTAGGTCTTTGCAACACTTTATGAATTCTCAGAAAATACTGCTTTATGTCTAACACGTTACCAATACGCTGTTGGTGTTCTCTCTGAAAAGGAACATCTTCAAACCAATATGGTTTTGTCATATCTACCAAAATAATCAACTCCTTATCTATAATTAACGCCGCATTTGATTCCTTGCAAGCCCATTCCTGCCGCCATACATAAATCATCGTGCGAACCTATAATTGCACCCATTTTACCATCATTTGTAAATTCAAACACTTTCATTTCCTGCAATAAATCTTTGCTCTTGATAATCATCTGCTTTGTTTCAAACATTTCTACAAAGTCATTCACAAGCATAGGTTTTGTTTTGGTATTGGTCTGCCAACCTACTTTCGGCAACATACATTGACTGCGTGCATCATATTCCATGTAAGAATACATATTTCTGTAATGATACTCATTATAGAGTTTATCAACAACTGTATGTCCTGCCGACATTTTCTCTACAATCAAGTTAGCGTTACTATAAAAGATACCAATATCCCTTACTATTTCTGCAAAAGCATATGGCTTTATAGTATTGCTCTTAAATTCTGCACATTGTTCTGCATTCTCATTAAACACCTCAAATGCACTGTAATCTTTGCCCACACCTTCAGAAGTATCACAGCCGATATAAAACTTAACTCCTCTTTGTGGCAGATTCCAAATAGTTAGTCCATTGTTTAACCACCTTTTCAAAGAAACAGGGAAATTCTTAGGCAAACTATTTTTTGTAATTGGTTTGAATTTATCAATGCCAACTAAATTCTCATGAATCAGTTGAGGGTCAAATATATTATTGCCTGTACTGATAAACGCTTCCAATGGTTCAGATGGAAATTCCTGCTTAAATGCTTTTTCGCTTGTGTTGGCTATCTTCATACGCCGCCAAACGATCTGTTCCAAACTTGCCCCTTTATTCATCAGCAATTTTTCTTCTGATGTTAATTGCTTATCAGTTGGCAAAGCACCATGTAATTGTATGTATCTATCACAGAATTCCTTGTATTCTTCTTTGAACATTACCTTATCATCAATCCATGAAAAGAAAAAAGGTTTATACATACTTTCTCCACGCTCTGCTTTGCCCCATATCTCTTGAAAGTAATTCATACCATTAGCAGTAGATTCAAGAATAATAATGCCATGTGGAGTCAATGCCTGTTCAATAGCAATTAGTTGTTGCTGAATCGTATCTTTACAGAAAGCCACTTCACTTATATGTGCAAAGTTAATTGTTGCACCTCTGCATACGTCCTTATTACCGCAGGTAGTACAAATAATATGACTCCCATTTGTAAAACTCAATTCCTTTTTATTGTTATTGAAGATAGGAACTTTAATAGGGTCTGCCATTTCATTATAAAGTTGTTTTAATTTATTAAATATTTCCGTTGCAGATTGAATACTGTATGACATTAATAAGCAGGTACTATGCGGCTTAGTTGTCGCTATATAAATACTTTGTGCTACAGCCATAGTTGAAATACCTAACTGTCTGCTTTTTAGTACAATATTGTATTTAGTTTCATGTTGTAAAAGATATTTCTGTTCAGGGTTTAATTTGAATTTCACTAATTCTCCATCTTTATTAACTACCTTCATAAGGTTCTGCATGAAGAATAGAGGATTATTCCATAACTTTTTTAGTTTATCTTGTGTTGTCATAATTCACCCCCATTTGCTTATTGTATAGTAATAAATAAGGCAGTATCATTTAAGGGTAGTAACTATACTTACCCCTATATGATATATCCTAAATCATTATTAAATATATAATAAATTACTTAGAAAATTAATCTTATGAATCTTCTTCAAAATCTTTGTCATTCAACCCTTGTACAATCTCCAAAATACCATTCTTTTTATCATCTGCAAA